TTCCTCAACGTAATCGTCAAGGTGTCGATCAAGAATATCTGCCAGCAGATATGCTTCTTGAACAGTAATGGACATGTGATACATGTAATGCCTTAGAATTCTACAACACTAAGGGATCTCTGTCAATTTAAGTAGATACCATTATTACATTCGATTTTGAACTCTGTACCACCTGCAGTCATCTTTGCAGCGCCTGAGGCATACATTTCAAAATCTGTTGTAGTGATCCTTGTGTTAGGGGTAACGATTTCTACGCCAGTCGGATTACCATATGCTGAATCACCAGGGAGTGATACTGTTTGACCTGTAGGTTCACCACCTGCAATACTTTCTTTCTCTCCTCCATCAGCTTGGATGCGATATTTACCATCTACTTGGGTAAACATGTTACCTTCTACTCTCTCATAGCGAGTACCCTTTGCGTTCGTGCGGATATCGCCATCACTTTCTACAGCAAAAGTAGAAGTCTCTTTTTTAATTCTAGTTACATAGTTTCCATTGACAATGTTTTCTACGTCACCACCTTCTTCAAGGTCATTCTTTAGAAATGTTGTTTTGTTTGTGTACTCTGAAGATTTAAGTGTTAGTTTGTTTTCTGCTTTGACAACTGTACTAGTGTCACTGTTGAGGAACATAACGTCCCCAGACTTCATCTCCCATTTTCCACCAACAGTATCAAAACGATCACCATCAACCTCAGTATGCATGTCACCTTCGACATACATGTGCACATCACCAACAACTTGGATGACAAGTTTGTCTTCCTTTAGATTCTTACCAATCTTGACTGTCATATTATGATCAGTCTCGACGTTGGTATTGTTGTATGAAATCAGATAGGTGTCACGTTTCTCATCAAAGTCGATGAAGTTACCAGTCGTACCATGCAGAAGACGAATACGTTCACCATCAGGTGTATTGTTACGTTGAAACACATGACCACATGTGGAAACTTCCATGTGGTTCGCTGGGTATTCAATTTTTTCTGAAGGTGCGGTATTCTCTTGGTTAGTACCGCCTTGGAAAAGTGCCATTAATATCCGTAACCAGGTGTTGATCCACCACCGCCGCCTGGGTCAGGAGAAGGAGAAGGTGATGGAGTTGGTGATGGTGCAGGGGTAGTTGTCCCTGTGTTGATAATAGTTTGTACATCAGCAACAGGCGAGATGCCACCTGCTGTGGTATTTATTGTGGTAGTTGTAGTCTCTCCCGCTACTCCTGGCATACTAGGTGTGCTAGATCCACTAGCAATTAAGTTAGTACCAGAAAGACTTTCTTCTATTGTATCATAAATGTAGTCATGTGGAGCAGATGTATGGATAGGTCCAGTCATCTTTCTACCTTCATGCTCATGATACAGTCCATAGTATGGTGCACCATTGACATAACCAACCAAACGATACTTATGATCGACACAATCGATGTAAGATGTAGATGTACCCAACTTCTGCTTGAGTTTGATAGGACCAACATAATCATATACGCCAATCAACTTAGCACCAGATCCAGTATCATCCTCAATGTAAGGTCTTGAGAATCCAATGACAGGTTGATTGAGTTTTACCTTAGTAATTTTACCTTTGTCGTCAACTTCTGCGTCACCGATCTCTTTCTTATCATCCTCAATACCGATGTAAACCTTTGGATTGGTATACTTAGAACCAACATTAATTGGTTTTAAGTTCTCCAGAACTGGGATAAGATCACTACATCCTGCATAGACTGCCGTAGCAGTTGGTGGAACAACCAAATCAGTGAACTTCTTAGTAAAGTTGATCTTAATTTCTACGCCATCCTTCGTTGCAACAATCAAACCAGGTTGCAGATCTGCCCCGAATGTAGGATTGATAGTTGCAACTGCAATCTTACCTTCACCATTGTAATCCATGTCATAAACCTGGAGAACATCTGGTTGAGTTGGATCCTTTGCACCAGCAGCAGTCTCAATCAACTGTAAGAAGTCACCTTCCTCTAGTGAAGCTGTGCTAGCACTAGGAGTTATCAGTGCAATATACTGTTCTTTGGGACAGAATGTGTCTGCTGGATCAAATCCATATCCAAGACCTGGTTTGATAACATCAACACCAACCATGATACCTTTCTTGTCTAATCCAGTTTCTGGATCATATACAGAATTAATAATTACTGGTTTGAATACAGCACCAGATCCTTCTGGTTCATTACAAGTAAACATTGCTCTTGCTGATGCCTCAAGATTGACATCAAATCCTTTCTTCTGCATCAACACACCAGCGATAGATCCAATGTCATCAATGATAGGCAATGCTTTGACTGGCAGAGTTGACTGCAAGTTGTCAAATATCATCTCAGGGAAACATGGTTTCCTGTTGAGGATGCTATTATCACAATTCAATGCCTCTTGATTAAAACTTCCATCGCTAGCATAGATCTTAGAATCTTCAAACTTCTCAAGTGGTCCTCTAGTGTCAAAACTCTTCTGACTAATACCAGTCTTCGCTGTGAAACCTTCTGGATCTAATGTAGTATCAAGTTTTATCTTCTCACCAGTTTTGGTATTGAATGCCCACTGTTGTCCACCTTGAGAGAATGGAACATATCCCTTGGAGTTTGGTTTGCCCTCACCAACAACTTCACCATTCTTAGGTGGTTTGACTTTATATTGATCCTCTTGCTTTTTCTTCTTATCATTACCTTTTGCTTGCGCCCCTTGACAGGTCTCAAATGTAGAGATTCCGATAGCACAAGAAACTGCTCCATCACAGAACAGATCAAGGAAGTCACCAATCTTAGAGAGCAGACCTTGGATCATACCAATAGCACCAGTAATCGCACCAAGAATGCCACTGAGCATAGACATTGCCTGGTTAATCAATCCCATGACCTTACCCATGATCGCTCCAAGCATATCCTGGATCAGACAGAGAGCGGTATCAAGTGCATTGGTAGCAAGATCCATCAACATTCCTTTGAGGAAACCAAGCAGGTCACCACCAAGTTGACCAAACAAACAGTTAATTAAGTCGCCAAGATTTCCTAACTGCGCTTTAACTGGACCTGCAAGATCTGGGTTTGGAATATTGAGGTTTTTAAGTTGGTCTTTAATAAAGAGATCAACCTCTTTAAGAACAGTACCTTTAATATTAGCAAGCAACCCAGACATCTTTGCTTGAATTCTAGATGCCACATTGCTTACTTCAGCCATGAAGTCTACAACGTCACCTGTAACTTGATCAATAAACTCGCCAATCTCGTTTTGCTCAATACCACGAGCAAACTTCATAAATTCAGCAAGGGCACCCTCAAGTTTGACAGAATCCTCAGAACCACACTTGCCGTTACCTACATGAACGGTATAACATTTCTTTTTATCCGCCGCTTTCATTGCGTCAGACACTGCTTCTGCAGGTCCTCTAGGATTAGTGCTTGAAGATGTATCCTCTGCAGAACTATCCTCTTCAGGTTTCTTTGGAACTCCAGTTTTTGTGTCTGGTACTACAGTTGGACCAGTGCCTGGTGGCATGGTTCCCATCTCTCCATGCACCCTGCTTTCATACTTTGGAGGTACAAGTTGAGGGAATGGACTTCCATCATCAGTTTTCTTATATGCACCCTGAGGGTTCTCGTCACCGATACTGCCAAAAACAATGGGGATCTGTGCAGAAGATCCATCCATGAAGAATCCGATAACCCAACCATTCTCTACCAACTGGTGATTGGTACCAGCACCAGCTCTCTGTGGTTGTGTGGCAGGAAATGCAACCATTGCCCAAGGAAGATCCTCTGTAGGCAACTCTTTCTTGCTTGGATTATGATAACCAACAATCCTAACCTTTACCTTATTAGTATAGTCAGCATCTTTCTGCTTTGTTCCACCAGTATTCTCGACTTGACCAACCCACCAGTTGAATCCGTCTTTACCAATAAAATTAGCAGTTGCTTCTAACATCATTATTCTACACCTGGGCTGTCAGTGAACAGGGTTAATTTAGTGGACATGCTATCTCTAGATGAAGTAAATTCACGTTCTACTCTACCTATTACATATTTACCACTGTTTTGAGTGTCAAGTTCTTTATCTCTACCCTTATATGTTTCTAATCTTACCACATCACCGACTGCCAGACTAATCTCTCCAATATAATCTATTTCGACCATTTTATTGTAAAATAATTTTTCCCTAAGTGCTGATTGTGAAACTTGCTTTGTAAAATCCTTGGAATATGTACCAGCAGTAAACAATGCAGTGTCAACAATTTTTGACATGATCCTAGTTGCTGCTGTTCCTTTTTTAAATCCCTCGTAGTATGCTGGAAGTGCAGCATCAGTATTCAATTTAGGTACATTCTGATAGTATTCATTGATATTAAATGGATACTCAGTGTACTTAAGATCCTTCATGTCCAGTGTCATAACTGTACTAGAATATGATCCAATGTTCAGTCCCTTCAAAATATCAGCAGAACTGGTAACTTTCATTGTATCAATAGGAATCTGGGTACTGATTTCTTCAAGTTCACCCTCTTCCATATCAACTACAAACGTAACTAGTTCATCCTCACTAGCAAAGGAATCATAGGATAGAAAATTGTAACCTCTATAATTTTCAAAGAAACAATAACCTGCACTAGCATTTTTTCCACTTCCACCAGAAGGAATTGCCCTCGCACACAACCAGGCAATAGCGGTAAATGGAGACCAATAAGGTGAGACAAAAGAAAACTTGTTTTTTGTTTCCGTAAACTTAATTCTAGATTCATCAATCCCTAAAATTTTTACCAATAGATCATCCTTGACAATCTCATGGATTTGTTTACCTTCACCTGGACCATAACGCTTTGATAATTTTATAGCAGCATTATCAATAAACTCAGGACTACAACACATCAAAGTTGCTTTAGATTTGCTACCAGATGATGTTCTATCCTGGATATCATAGATAACTAACTCATGAGCTAAAGTAGTTCCTTTGTGATCCGAGTATGCCAAAGTAACTCTCTCCATGCCCTGCAGAGTAGAGAGTATACCAGTTTCAGAATCTGTCAGTCTGAGTTCAACATGAATAGATGCTCTTTTAATGTCTTCGGTATATTTTAAAGACAGTAACTGGTTATTATTAAAATTAGCAGATTCTTGCTGCGATACCTGGATGGCACAAGTCTCTAATTTGAAATTGTTAGTTCCTTTTGTCATCCGAATTGCGCCGTGTTAGCGTATACTTCAAAGAATGGTGAAACCTTACTATCAGATTCCGAGTTAGGACCATCTGTTCCTGTTGCTGAAGATGGTGGAGTTGGGGGTGGAGGTGGAGGTGGAGGTGCTTGCATTTGTTGCATGGTTACCTCTGTTTTCTCCTGAATTGCCTGCCTATTTTCTGTAATTACTTTGTCAGTAAGTTCAGTCAAGTTAGTCACTGGCATGTCTATTTTGCTTATATTGGTATCTTGTTTAAACAAGTCACCTGCAAAATTAGATACTGAACTGAGTATATTATTATCAGTATTTCCACCAATAGTGTTAACAACACTCGATAAAATACCACCGACTGGACCACCAATTCTATTTAACACGTTGGTGACACCGCCTAACAAACTATCGTTGCTCTTCTTCTCGCTAGGAGATTTTGTAGACAGTAATCTGGACATCGGTTGCATACCGAGGTTGTCGGCACCCTTACCGTGGGAATCACCACCAGATCCACCTCTGCCACCCATTCCATATCCACCACCTCTACCGCGACGATTTCTCCTTTTCTTGGGTGGAGTTTCTGATGTTGTAGGTGGAGTATCCTCGTCTGATGTTTTTACTTTTTCCTTTTCTTGACCTAACCAACCTTGGAACCAGTTGGTTGCACCAGTTAAAGTGTTTGATACTCCTTCTTTGAAGTTATTGAATACTGCACTAAAACTATTGTTTTTCTCAATCTTTTCTTTGAATCCAAGTTTCGATAACTTATAAGTCTTGGTTACAAAATCAATATTATCTTTGATGACTGTCTTCTGCTCTTCAGTCTGAGCAGGCATTTTAGTCATAAGATCAGCAAGTGCTGCTGCCGCTGCACGAGCAGGTAATGCCATCGCCTCTGTGAAGGCACCCTTCATGGATGGATCAAGATCAAAGTCTGTTTCCAGTTTACTTGAAATATTCTTAGCAAAGGTATCATCAAAACCAGACTGCTCAAGAGACTGGTGCTTTACACCACTAGGCTTCTTGGTTGCTAATGGATTATCAGCAGTTGGAATCATCGATGAACCTGGTACCACACCACCCTTACTTAACTTGGTAGTTGGTTCATTTTCATCTTCCTCCTGCTGTGGAGGTGGTTGGAATAGATCTAACTGAGCATCATTAATAGGATCCAGTGGAGGAGTGCCTGCGGTCGATGATGGTTTAGTTGCAATATCCCCAGCATCCTGTGCTCTTTCTTTCTCAAGGAAGTCTACCCTCTTATCATAGAGGAACATCTTCGCGAGAGTTTCTGTGTTGAGTTCTAATCCGTCAGCAACTCTAATTAGTTGCTCATGTAGTTCCTCAATGCCGATATATTCTGCCATTATCGTGTCCCCTTACCGAATACATCAACAACAAAAACTTTCTTCTGCTCTTTCTCCACTACTCGTGGTGCAGTTGGCATAGGTATATATTGTGGTTGCACTACTGGAACTGGTGTCGGGACAGTAACTTCGGTTACTCTATCAATCTGCTGTACTGGTGTCTCCGTTACAGTTTTCTTAGTGCTACTCATCTGTGGAGGGGCAATTCCACCACCCTTTCCATCCTCAGAAGTGGTTGGTTGTACACCACTATCTAAAGTTACTCCCATCGGAGCACCTGCATTGTATCTGTCCAATGGATTGAATCTGGACAGCACAGCATTTTTAGACATGCCCGTGTCACCACGTTTTGTAGAAGTCTCCCAGTGTAAGTGGGGACCAGATGATCTACCAGTGTTACCCATGGCACCAATGACAGTACCTGCACTTACTTTGTCTCCAACCTTGTATTTTGTCGGTGCTGGCATGTGTGCATAGAAATGCTCAACACCTGTATCATCGACCCATGCAACCCAGTTACCATATCCACCATCCCATCCAGCGCCAGAGATCTCACCATCAGTAAATGCATAGTATGGAGATCCTTCTGGTCCTGCAACGTCAACACCCATGTGCATACCAGGAGACAGAGCAAATGATCTGTTGCCCATGGTAGATGTAACTACGAAATCACCTGAGCTTCCCATAGTCATCTGAGTTTCAGACTGTGGTCTCTCCTCAAGTTTTACATCACTCATACCCTCTTCAGGTTTAGAACTGAACATATTACTTTCAGCAGTCACATTAGAACTAGTGGTAGTTCTTTCTGTATCTGAGGTTTGTGCAGTTGATGCTGTAGTAGTTGAGGAGCTAGTTACATTAGGTGATTCAGATTGTACTTTGTCATCTTTACTAGGGAGTTCTTTCAGTCCACCAGAAGGAATAGTCTTTGCACTAGCAGGAGCAATACCAAACAGTCCACCAAGTCTTGAGATATCAGACTTCAGAGATGCTGTTGCTGCACTAGCAGGCATTGCTGCAAGAAATGCTAACGTAGTTCCTACAAGGACAGAACCACCCTCTCTATACACAGCATTCATCGCTGCACCAATCTTACTCATAGGTAACACCAATTCTGATTCCCCACCTTCTCCAATCAATGCCTTTGTGGGAGAGTTGACAACTGCACCCTCAGCAAATCCAGGAGTAGGTTCTCCATCTGGAACGAGTTTATTGGCACCTGTAATTGCATCAGCAGCGCCTGCCGCTGCACTAGATCCTAAAAATCCGCCAGCAAGACCACCAATCAGTCCACCAATTGCTGCACCAGCTGCAGTACCAGCACCAGGAATAATACTGCCAATCAGAGCACCCATTGCGGCACCACCCTTGGCACCAGCAGCAAAACCTGCAAGACCACCAGCAGTAGAGGCAGCAGTTCCTACCCCTGCTTGTACGTTAGTCTGACCTTCTGACTTTCTACCTGCAAACTCAAATCCTGCCATCGCTACGGTAAGAAGACCACCCGCCTTTACCCCTCTAGGAATTTTAGGACCTTTTCCTCTTACGTTACCTTTAAATCTGTTTCTAGCAGCTTTGGAACCATATCTTCTCTGATACCTCTTCCTTGCGTTTTTACTAGATCTTCGGTTTCTTTCCCTTCTATTTGGTCTCCTAGGTCTTTTATTTCTAGGTCTTCTAAAAGGAAGTCCAGGGAGATCAAATCCACCAAAACCTCCACCGCCAGTGGTAGATTCTTTTTCTTCAAAATCTGCTACACCACTTGCATCCTCACGCATTGTGAGTTGTATTGTGGGTTTACTCCTCAGATATCCAATATATTCAGTGCTAACGTCCATAAACGCAGACAACCCATCACCGAACCTTTTACTAGATTCTTCTAATACTTCTGTTTTGATGGGTGCTTGTGTTGTCATGAGCGTCTACGACGTTCCTCTTCTATTCGTTCTCTTTCTTTTTGTAAGTGAACTGATAGTAAACCAACATACACGTCCCTTTCCCAAGGTATCATGTTTTCAATATCAGTCAAGCTATATTTATGATGCTGGACCAAGGCAAAATTTGTTTGGTAAAAACTCATCATGCCCTCTTGGAAAAGGGCTATACGAAAAAATCCGCTAGACCTTCAATCACAACCTCATTATCTACTTTGGTTTTAGGGTTCTTGACTTTAAGTACATGCCTCAAAGTTGGCATAGTTTCAAAGAACTCTTGAATCATTTCAAACTGAGCGTTAGTCAAAGTCTCGACCCACTCTCTCGCCTCATCAAATGTAAACTCACCACAATCATTCTCACCAACATATACATGATGAATGCATTGTGCTACAAGATCATATGGATCTACATTACCATCACCAAACGTGACCGAAGCAAAATATTCTAAGTTAGGATATCTCATGACCAGTGTCATGTCATCACTTAACTTAAATTTGTTGGTGTGACCCTTTGGATAGTTGACATTCACATCATCAACCAGGAAGGTAACGTCAACTTCCGTTTCTCCGTCATCTTCACATGTGACTTTCATCTTGATTTCTTCACTAATAGATCTACCACGGATCTGGAGGAAGATGTACTCGATGTCAAACAGGGACAACTCGTCAAGGTTTACCCGAGTTTGAATACAATTCTTGAGGATCTGACGAATACCGTCAATGATCATTTGATTGTCCTGAGATTCCAGAGCAACAATCAGCGTCTTCTGCTCTTTTACCAGGAAGGGTCTATATTTGATTTTCTTTTTTGTAGAAGGCACCGCCAGTGTATATACTGGCGTAACAAGTTCAGGTAATGGCATAATTAACTGTAATACATTGAGCTATATTCGTAGTAGAAACCTACGGTCACTTTAACCAGTTGTGCAGGACCAGCGGAATATGGTACGGATGCGAGAGTGTATGGATAAGCATTTACTAGTCTAACACCAAATTTATTATCGTACTTACCTTTCGTATCTCCCTTAGTCCCCTTCTCCAACTTATTAATGACTATATCATATGTATAGTCATCATAATAGTTTTGTGCGAATGCCTTAGCATTAGTCTTATAGGTCGAAGATTGCTTTCGATATGCTTGCTCTTCAAAAGAAGACTTACTCATAGCATCAATATTCTGACCCATAACTAAATCTATCCAAGATCTAAACAACTTGTATGGAGTAGATTGTAGATCACAGAAAAAACTAATGTCAAGTTCGTTAAAAACTTTATTGCTAACAAGTTTCTGAGTAATACCTTTATGAACAGACTTTACGTCAGTTGCAGCATATGTGACACCAGGGATCTGAATCTCATTGCAAAGTAAGTTTGCTCTAAAGATATCATTCGTAGGAAGAGTGGTACCATGCGACTTCCTATAATATTCAGTCAGCACCGTGTTCGCACCAAAACCGATCTCAAACTCATACAGGTTTGAGGAGGAAATTCCACTAGCACCTTGCATGATGCTCGATGTAAATTCTGTTATTCCTACTTTCGGCATAAATACCCTTTATGGGGTGACCTATTTATTTATGGCATCATACAAGGGAAAATACAAACCCACGTATTATAGGAAATATAAAGGAGATCCGACCAACATTATATACCGATCTCTGTGGGAACGCAAGTTCATGTACTACTGCGACCACAATGAATCTGTCATTGAGTGGTCAAGTGAAGAATACGTGATACCTTATAAATCTCCCGTCGATGGGAAGTGGCACAGATATTTTCCAGATTTCTACATGAAGGTAAGGAACTTAAATGGAAGTACCGAAACGTATCTGGTAGAGGTTAAACCTAAGGCACAAGTCGAAGGTCCCAAACCTCAGAAGACACGCACCAAAAAGTATATTACGGAGGTTGCGACTTATGCCACGAACCAAGCAAAGTGGAAAGCAGCAGAAGAGTTCTGCAGGGACAGGCTTTGGAAATTCAAAATCATCACAGAGGTCGAACTCAAGGTTTGATGTTCTCTTGGAAAAATATAGAGGGAAGGGAATATCAAAGACAAATCTGAGAATGGAAGTATTCATGCTGCTGGATGATGCAGGAGCAGGTGTTAACGATGTAGAGGAAGGACAATACTACTTCTTTGAATACGTTCCAAAGTTCAAAGACATACTCAAAGAGTGGGATCAATACCCACTGATCAAAGTTGTGGACAAGAAGACAAACATCTTAGGTGCTAACTTACATTATGTTTCTGCAAAACAGAGACTTGGCGTTCTAAATAATAGAAATATACCTAAAGAAACTCTGCACTATTACATTCCTAGGAGAAGTGATACTAGCTTCTACCAACTCACTGAAGCAGATGCAGTCGTCTTAAGTCAACTCCCACTCGATAAATTTCATAGGAATCGATAATGCCAGCTTCATCACGTCAGGGACTTTCATATCCTGCTAATTTAGCAAGTATTCCTTACGCATCATACTTAAAAATTAATAAATTAACCTATGATGAGGGTATGGCAAAAGTTGCCAAGAATCAAGATGATGCTTTAGGTGCTATTCAAGGATCTCAACTTGCACAAGGAATTACTAAAGGTATTGCTGGATTTTTTTCAGGCATATACTCTGAAGGCACAAGCGATCAACTCAATAGTGGTGGAAGTGGATCTGCACGCGGTGAAGGTCGTGCAGCATTTCCAAATTCTGATGGCAATGTCATACCTAAAGGTAAGAAAAAAAGAGATCAGGTCATGGCAAGGCAGAGAGGTTACAATCAAAGTTATTGCAACCTGCCTCTACCTAATGAAATGCAGTATGAATATGGTGCCAACTGGAACAACACGTTTAAGTTAGGTACACTTGCATTGATTGCAGAAGACCCAGGGAAAGCAGCGGCAGTTGCTGGTGCTAGTATTGCTATTGGAGGTGGTCTTGGAGTAGCACTTAATGCTTTTCAGGGCGCTGGACCAAAAGCCCAAATGGCTCAGGCTGGTGGGCAAGGTGCGATGCAGGGATTGAAAACTGGTGCCAACATGTTTGGCGTTAACAGTCCAATCAACCCAACTAACTTGGTTGGTCTTGCTGGTCTAGCACCAAATGAAAACGCCATTCAAATGTTCAAGAATGTAGATTTCAGATCCTTTGATTTCTCCTTTGAGTTTGCAGCAAGAAACGAGGACGAATCAAGAACTATTGAAACAATTATTGAATGGTTCAAACGTGGAATGCACCCCAACACTAGAGGTTATAGCGGTGCAACGCCTCTTCTTGGTTTCCCTGATGTTTGGACAATCGAACCAAAATTTGTTGACACAGGTTATAAAAATGGTGGCGTTAAGTCAGTCAGACACAAAATGCTTCCCAAGACTAAATTATGTGCTCTAACTAATCTTAGGGTAAATACTACACCAATGGCACAAGTTCAGACTGTATACGATGGTTCTTTCCCATTAGTTACAGTAAGTGTCAGGTTCACAGAACTCACTGCACTGACAAAAGCAGACTTTGTAAATGATGATTTCAGTCTTTCATACTAATGCTTAACCAACTACCAGACTTATACTACAATATCTCCAGATCTCCGACGGATGCAACTCTAGTCGTGGGAAAAAATATCTGGCGTCGTGCAGAGATTCTAGGAGAGTATCGAAACTCTCTGACTTTATTCGACGAATATATCGTAAAAAATGGTGAAAGACCTGAGGATATTGCATACGAAAAATATTCAAACCCTTTCTATGCTTGGACTATCTTAATTGCTAATGATATAGTCAATTACTATGAACAGTGGCCAAGATCAACTCAACAACTGAATGAATTTGTCACCGATAAGTATTCTAATCCTGGTGCAATCAAGCACTATGTGACAACTGAACTCAAAGATGCTAATGGTAACATCATTGTACCTGCAGGTAAAGTAGTTCCTTCAACATACTCTGTCAGTTATTTTGATGGAACATCAACCGTTACTGCATCTCCTGTAACCCCTGTCTCTAACTATACATACGAAGCAGAATTAAACGCAGAAAAAGAAAAAGTTCAGATCATTAGACCTGAACTTATCGAAGAATTTGTTAA